AATTGTGAAACACCTCTTCTAAAAAATGTGGATGTGGTTCTTATATTAGCAATGGAAGACAGTACTAGATTTAAAGAAGACCCATTTATATTAAATCTCACCAAGCAAACAATAATTCAATATAACAAAGGATTTAAAAAGTGCAACAAACCATCAACAATTATAAGTTCTAAACAAGATATTGTTCACGCTTATTATACAGCTTTTGAATACTTAAAAGAATATAATAATGTAATAATTTTAGAAGATGATGCACTAGTAGTAAATAAAGACACCTTAGTTTATGAAAAAATAGATGCATTTATTGCAACAACAGACTTTGATATTTTCACTTTTGGATCATTTGGATTAGCATCAAAACATAATGAAGATTTTTTGAATATTGGTAGTTATTTTTTTGGTGCAGTACAAGCAATTATATATTCACGTAATGCAAGAACTAAATTAATTGAAGACATTAGCTCGTCTAATTTTAATAAAGGGCATGTGGATAATACATATATAGGGGCTTTAACTAATAAATTTACGTATAAATATCCACTCATTGTTCAATTGCTTCCTAATACTGAAAACCAAAATACATGGAGCTCTAATATTTATATATTGTCTATTATTAGAGCAGCAATAAGACTATTTAAATTTGATAATAGCATAGATAGTTGGTTTTTATTGTATTTTATATTTAGAAATTATATTTATATAAAAACATTGGTATTAGTATTAATACTTAGCATGTTTTATTTTAAAATTAATAAGGTGAAATTAGTTAAAAATATTATTGTTTAATATGTTTAATATAAAATAATAAATTTTTTAAATGGAGAACATCAAGGAAGACATCAAGGAACAAAAAAAGGAAGACATTAGCAAAAACGTTACTCAAGACATTAGCAAAAACATTACTCAAGACACTAGCAAAGACACTAGCAAAAACATTACTCAAGACACTAGCGAAACAACAATAGAAAAAACAGGCGACTGTTCATATATTCAAATGATTATAGATGCTCACAAATTATTATGTATGCAAGTAATTACTATGTTACTCATATCATTAATATATATAAATTGTTATGATAATAATATCTATGATTTTGTTATATATTTTTGTTTTGGTATAGTTATATCAATATTATTTGTTGCATCATTAGTACTTATAAAAAAATTCAATATAATATCAAAGGAAGAACACTATAAAATATATGCCCCATATGTATTAGATTTTTGTAAGAAATATATAATAGATATTAGTGGAGAAAATATAGCTTTTTATTACGCTATAATCTGTTGTTTGATCCATTTAATATTTTCTATAATCGCATTATTATATGTTAAAAAATATATTAAAACATCCAAAAAAACCAATAATGCTTTACTAATTTCGTTTATATTATTTATTATTTATGGATATGTAAACGTATATGTTAATGATATTTTTAAGATATATACAAAGTCATTAGAATTAACAAATAGAGAATATGTTATATCGCTGTCTTCAATAACAATAACATATAGTGGCTTATTATATTACTTTGAAACTATTAAAAATGAAAAGACTAAATTAATTAATAAATTAATTAATAAATGAATGTTATTTAAATATAAGTTAAGTTATATTAGTATAACATAATAATTATTAGCTAAATGCTAAAACGGTGTTGTGAGGCAAATAAGTATAGGCACAACAAATACAATGAAGAAAATCAATATTTAAATTTATTAGATGATATATTGTCTACGCAAAACAATCAAGAAGGTAGAAATGGAAACACATTATCTATTTTCGGTTCAACAATGCATTTTTCTTTAGAGCATAATAAAATTCCTATTATGACTACAAAAAAAGTCGCGTGGAAGACGTGTTTGCGCGAATTATTATGGTTTATTAAAGGAGATACAAACAATAAGCATTTAAAAGAGAAAAACGTCCATATATGGGATGAAAATGGCTCACGCCAATTTTTAGACGGCCGTGGTCTAACTAAGTTTATGGAAGACGACCTGGGTCCTATTTACGGATTTCAATGGCGTCATTATAATGCAAAATATACTGATTGCACTAGCGATTATAGCAATAAAGGCATTGACCAGCTTAAAGAAGTAATCGAGTGTTTAAAAGACCCAGAAAAACGAAATTCTAGAAGAATGATTATTACTGCGTGGAACCCTTGTCAGCTAGATATTATGGCATTACCTCCGTGTCATATTTTTATGCAATTTAATGTAACAAATAATAATAAATTAAGTTGTGCTATGTATCAACGCTCTAATGATGAGGCGTGTGGGACGTGTTTCAATATTGCGTCGTATTGCTTTTTAACGCATTTATTAGCAAAGCATTGTGATCTTGAGCCTTATGAATTTTTGTATTATAAGGGTAACTGTCATATTTATGAGGAACATATTGACAACATTAAAATACAGTTACAACGAGAACCTTATGAGTTTCCAACTTTAGAAATTATAAATAAACGTGAGCTTATTGAAGATTATGTAGAAACCGATTTCGTAGTTAGTAATTATAAGCACCACGAGGCTATTAAATATATTATGAAAGCATAATATTTTAAAAACATAATATTTTAAACAAGCAAATATTAATAATATAATATTAATTATTATATTATTTATTAATAATATGGTTTAAAAAATAGGCATTAGTATATTGTAAATATGTCAACATCCGCTTTAGCATCTGCGCGAAGAAGGCGAGCAACAAATGAAAATCCAGTAGCACCAAGCCCAAGTATTAATAATAGAGTAGTTCAGCAAGGTCAGCAAGGTCAGCAAGGTCAGCAACCTCAAAAAGATATTCCTCGCGAACAAAATCAAACATTAACACCATTACAAATATTACAAATTCACGATATAAAGATTAAAGAATTAGAAACATTGATCACAGAATTTACAGACGAAGACCTACTAACAAAATTTATAGATGATAAACTAGAGAGCATAGGTCATTCTAAGAGTAACGACACTAAGAGCAACGACACTAAGAGCAACGACACTAAGAGAGAAAGTAGTAGTTCTAATGTGGCATCTTTAGCGTTATATGATGAAAAATTATTAATGCAGGATCAAAAAATGGACGATTTAAAGACATCACTAAGAGAACAAATTGCTGTTATTCAAAACCAAATAACAAGCACTACCAATTTATTAAATGATAAAATAGCACAAAAATTCGAAACTATGAATACTATTGATAATATTATGAGTGAATTTAGCGAGTTAAAGGTATTAGTAATTAAATCTCAAAATATGGCCTTAGAAACCGCTAATAATGTTAATAAACTTTATGAGCAATGTAACTCCAATAGTGCAAGACTAAAAGAAATCGAAACTAGTGTTGCTTTATTACATAGTAACAAGACTAGTAATCCCAGTAATATTATGTTACAATCACTATTAAGCGGGTCTTTATTTAAGTCGGGTGATTTTAATGCATTTGATTTTAACTGTCAACCGGGTGATAACTGTGAGAATTGCGAACCCGATGAAATGTTTGATGAAAACATAGCTGAAATTAAAAAATTAAATATTGATTTTGGTAATAATGAGTTGTTATTAAACGAAGAACAAATTGAAGATTTATTAGATATTAGAAATCCAACTGAACATGGCATCAGTATTCACGAATTAATTGATGACGCAACTAGTTTAGTCGAAGACACAGCACCAACTACTGCAGAAACAGATCAAGACACAACACAAGAACCAGCACAAGAACCAGCACAAGAACCAGCACAAGAACCAGCACAAGAACCAGCACAAGAAGAACCAGCACAAGAAGAAAAACCGGAATAATAAAATTATAAACAATTATTATTTATTTATGTTAAAATAAAATAAATAATAACTAATCAAATATTAATGTTGATTATAATAAATTTATTAATATTATGTGTGGTTTTATTTCTATATATACATATTTATAATCACAATAAAACAAGTAATTATTTAGAATTATATGAAATGGAAAATTTATCAAAAGAAAAATTGGAAGATATAATAAATTATAAACAGCCTCTCTTGTTAAACAGCATTAATTTAGTTGAAAATATTAACGTAAAGCATTTACTTTCTGAATATTCAACATTTAATATAAATATATATAACAACACTAGTGACAATTTGTGTAAAATAAATTTGCAGGATTATTACGATGTTGCCACCTCTACAAATTACTTAAGTTACAATAATGAAGAATTTTTACAAGAAACGTCAATAGCCAAAATATTATGTAAAAATGATATTTTCTTTAGACCGCCTAATATGTGTGCTAAAAAATATGATGTTATTATGGGGGCACAAAATAATAATACACGATTAAAATACAGCATAAATAGTCGCAATATATTATATTTATCAAGCGGTCAAGTAGAAGTAACTTTGTGCCCACCAAAATATTATAAAAATTTGCACGTTAAAAAGAATTACGAAACACTAGAATTTTACTCGCAAATAAATATTTATAATGTAGACAACATTTATAAAAATGATTATAATAAAATTAAATTTTTAAGAGTAATATTAAATGTAGGGCAGGTTCTTGTAATACCTCCTTACTGGTTTTATAGCATCAAATTTTTAGAAAAGCATACACTGGCTTTCTTAAATAGCTATACAACCTATGTAAATTATGTTTCGCTAATTCCTCATTTAACTATGCAATTACTGCAATTAGGCAACGTCAAGTTAAATGTTAAGAAGTCTAATTATTGTAAAAATACTATAAAGCCAGAAGAAACAACAAGAGATGAAACAAAAGAAATAAAAAAAACAATGGAAACAAAAGAAATAGAAACAAGAAAAGAAACAATGGAAACAATAAGCGAAGAAACCGAAGAAACCGAAGAATATGATATAAGTGATAACATAATAAATAATAGTAATGATAAAACATAAAAATATAGCATTTAACTATTTTAATAGTGCTTCATATATGTTGTTAAATAAGTATAATATAATTTCGTATATATCTAATGGAGAATTTGGACAGGTAACAAAAGCAACATATAATGACAAAAGCTATGCTATAAAATGTGGAGCAAAAGACTTAATCAAATACGAAATACAAATATATAAACAACTGCGATCTATTAGCAATATTTCAACAATATATGACGTATTTGAAACAAATAATAAGATGTATATGGTTATGGATTTATATACTATGACTTTAGAAGACTACAAATTACAAAATTGCGACCAGTTAAATTATGTCACAATTACTTTAACTATGTTAGGACAGCTAATAGCAATAATTAAATTAATTCACGAAAATAATATAATACATAGAGATTTGAAACCAACAAATATATGTTTAGACACGAGTTATAATTTATATATAATTGATTTTGGTCTTTCTAAAATGTATAAAAGTGGCACTATTCATAATAGTGAAACACGAATAAAATCGTTAATAGGGTCTGTTAATTTTTCAAGTTTAAACGTAATAAATTTAATAGAACCCTCGCGACGTGACGATATTGAATCGCTATTATATATTTTATTTTATTTGTTATTAGATAAATATTGTTACAGCATTTATACTAGTTTAGACGTTAGTAATAAGAAAAATATTGATATATTATTAATGTTTTTGCAAGATAAAAACAATAGCATACTTAATAATAAAAGTATTAATTATACTACATTAGACAAGCTATTTAAATATATAAGACGGCTAAAATATAATCAAGCTCCAAATTATGACTATATTATAATATTATTAAATATGATTAATGCGCCTTAGCTTAGCTTAGCTATTTAAAAATAGTGCAATAGGCTGTAATAAGTTATTAACTTTTGTATAAACGTCATCGTTTGCTATATTAGGTTGAAAGTTCAGAGAGTTGAAAATAGAAATAGAAATATAACCAGGTATATATGTTATATGTGTTGGTATAGTATCAGAATTTTGTATTAATAAAAAAATATAGCATATATTTTTAAAATAATAATGATAATAGTTTTTCCATTTGCAGTCTATAACTTTATTATGTTTTACTATAAATGCTAGTATGGTTTCCAGCTC